ACCTTCTAAAAGGGCGTCTTTGGTCTCCGACCAGCGTGACTCGAGTAATTGTGACATTGTAGTTCTCCTTAAACTTTTAGTCCCGCAAGCCTGCGGATGTCAAATATTTCAGCGGTTTTTTCTTCACCGCCGACATTTGGTGCCTGTTTATCGCCTGTAATTTCTTTGCCTTCTGTCAACGCTTTCTTGACTGGCGTATTGCCACCGTTCATTACTGAAGGTAGGTACTTGTCATAAGCATTTCTTAGTTTGTCTGTTTGAACTGATTCTAACAGTTCACGCATAACTACTTTCTTGTTTCCAGACAATGGGTTTAGCAATTCGCTCATAACTTCTTTGCGTGCCATTGTATCTTTAGCAATACGTAATTCTGCTTCACGACTTTCAACTAATTTTTGTGTATCCGCTACAATTTTTGCGGCTTCTTCTAATTCAGCTTGTTTCTGTTGAACAACCTTTAGAAGTTTAGCTGTCTCTGATTTCTCATTGAGATGGCTTGCCGAAAACTCGCTAGCAAAACTTTCAAAGATCCTGCGACCAAAATCGTTTCTGCGAGCTGCTTCGATATCTTCACGTAGTTGAACCATTTCAGACTTTAGTCCTTTAGAGACTGTTTCTTCGATGATTTGACTTGAACGTGCAATGAATTCTTTTTTAACTTGTTCAAACTTAGCCTTGCTTTCGCGAACTAATTTAACTTTAGTTTCGGCTAGATCTTTCTTGTCACTGTGGAATTCTGCAATTTCTTTTGCTAGTGCATCCACAATAAAGGATTCAAGTTGAGCGACGTTTGCGGCAACTTTTTGACGGTCTTCGTGTAGTTCAGCAATTTCTTTATGTAGATTATTCATAACAAAAGATTCCATTGTGGCGGAATCTTGTGACATTTTTTCTACATAACGAGATCTTGCTTCGATAAGACCTTGGCGATCTTCTGCGAGTTCACCTAGCTCTGCCTGTAAGCGATCAGCTAGCATACTTTCAACAGCTTCTACCAATGAGGACTTGTCGTGCTCATATTTCTGAGCAAACTCTTCACGTAACTGTGCAGTGACTTGTTCACGGTTTTCTTCGATTCTGCCTTGCCAGGCAGACTCAATTTCCGATTTAAGTTCTTCGGAAATCACATTGTCTTCAAACAATTTTTTAACGAAATCTAGCATGTGATTCTCCTACTGTTATTTGAGACCTCTGATGATTTTCACCAGACTCTCTGCTATGTATTTCTGTGCCTTTGGGTCGCCTTTAACTTCTTGTGCTATTTTTAATGCCTGATATCCACCTTGATTATTCATCAGATGTTCGTAAACTGGTGTAGGATAAGCTCCCGGGGCGCTTGGTTGCGCAACAACGTCCACTGTAATAATTTCAAAACCTTGGACTCTTCCTTGCGAATCAACTTCGCCAGACCCCCTGCTTGAAACTCCTAACTTAACTCCCGACTGCAACATGGTCTGTACTAGATTTCCCATAGGAGTCGGAAGTATTTTTAGTTTTCCGTAGCCGTTTGGACCGTCCATCCACATTTTTGTTATCATGTGACTTACACGGTCTAGGTTAATTTTTAAATCATCAGGATGATCAACTTCACCTAGCACTGAGTATCCGCCAGAGATCTGCTCGTTAAGCGTTTTGACAGCCTTGCCAATCTCTTGAGAAGAATAAACACGTTGATTTGCATTACGGATATCACCCTGAATACAAATCCCGTTTAAGTACAACGACTTTCCGCCGTTGCCTTCTTCTTCGCTCTCCAAGACAATCTGTGCCTGATCAAAACTCAGATGTTCAGCTAGTTTAGTTTTCACCTATATTGCCCTATTACCTACGACCACGGAAAAGACTGCCAGCGCCTTTGTCGGCTTGCTCTTTAGCGCCAGCCTTTTCAGCACCGTGTCCTGGCTCTTTCTTAGAGAACGCATTACCGTTCTTAGCGCCTGGAACATTAATATTACCTGCATTATCTTCTTTGGCTGAAGTGTCGCTAAGTGCGGAACCTCTCATTTTTCCACCAGCGGATCCTGATTCGCCACCATCTGCACCGTTTTTACCGCTGAGAATGTTGGCAGTTGTACCACCCATGTCATTCTTGCTGAACTTTAATCCACCTGCACCGCCGTCGGCTTTTTCAGATTGACCTTTCTTTTCGGCACCGTGACCTGCTGGAACTTTCTCAACATATTCACGAACAGTTTCTAGATCAAAATCATCTTTCATTTTGTCGTCACCACCCATGTCGTCACCACCCATGTCGTCACCACCCATGTCGTCGCCGTTCATAGCGTCAAATTTAGCTTGTAGTTCGTCAACAATAGCGTCTAGGTCTTGTAGCAACTCAGCTGGCTCTTTGTCAGCCATTTCGTCATCACCTTCGTCTGAACCCATTTCACCTTCTAGGTCATCAGTTGGGTCTCCACCCATATCTGGCATTTCGTCATCACCTTCATAGGCAATGTCTTCAAATTCTTCGTCGACTTTTTCGTCTTCGTCTTTGTCTTCTTCAGAAGCTTCTTCTACTTCGTCGTCCTCTTCGTCGTCCATTTCGGCTTCGATTAGGCTTTCGTAGATTTCACGCGATTTAGCTACCACGTACTCGTGAAATAGTTCTTCTGCTTTTTGTTTGTCCTCATTGACCAAATGACCAAGCATTTGCTCAAGAATATTCTTGTCTGCCATAGTGTATTCTCCTTAGATTGTTAGGCTGTGTTTTATTTACTACGCATTTAAAAAAAGGGGGTTAAATGGTAGTTTTTTGAAGGTTTTCAGAAGTATAAGTACTACCCTTGAACTTTTGCTCAAAATTTTCAAAAGTAATATGTTGTAGGTTAGGGATGCCTTGGAGTTTGTCTGGAACAAACGCACCTTGTTTCATAACTCTAAAGAATTGAATATTTTTATATTCTTTAATAGTTTTTTCAGTTTGACTTAACCAATTGCCAAAGAAAGTTGCTGCATCTTGACTCTTCTTATAATTAAAAGTATCTGCGTAGACGTTGTTAAATTTACCCTCTAGGCCTTGATAGTCAAAGCCAAATATATAAATTTCTTTAAAACTTTGTTGGCTAGCCATCCATAATGCAGTGGGTCCTGAACTCCATCCTTTGTGCGGACTAAAGAAGTTTACATTGCTTTTGGTAGTGATGCCTTTATTAGGATTGGTCCAGACCTGATGATCTTTATGATACCCGCTAGCTATGATTTCGTTGACCATTTTAGTGTCAACAGCTATTAAATAGTCAGGTTCAAATTCTCTATAAATGGCATTACAGCCATAGATAATACCGAGATCTCGAATTGAATTCAGATTTAATTTTGATCTGCTTGTGCCGTTGCCTAGTACAAAGGCTACATTATGCTGCCGGCTGTTCTGCTGCTTCACCTGCTGGTGCTCCATACATTTGTTTGATAAACTCTAGTTCGCTTTCCTTTTCAAACTCGTGTGCTTCAGTTTGGTGACGTAACGAGTTGATCTGGCGTAGAGTTAAACGAATCTTCCGAGTATCGTCTTTTTCAAGCACTGATTTGTCTTTGCTAGAATCGTAGCGAAGATCTGACGAAAAATCGTTGGTTTTATCGTTAAAATAAAAAAATTCTTTAAGCAGCATCTTGTATTTATCTAATTAGGCCGCAGGTGCAGGTTGTGCCTGTTCTGCTCCAGCTACGCCGGCTTCAGCAGCAGCAGCCATATCAGGAGTTGCTTCTGCGTCTTGACCTTCAGCTTCTGCTGACATACCGCCCGGAGTTACACCAACCGATCTCATAGCACTGCCAGCATCTGCTGGTGCTTTTAAGTTTTCTCCGTTTTCTTCTTTCCACAGACGTTCGTTTTCTTTCATTTCTTCTTCTGTAAGACCCAAGAAACGTTTGAGTGCAAATCGCTTGCTCAAGTGCGGTAGTTCTTGTAAGGTAGCAAATGTAGCTGCACGGGCAGTATCCATTTCTGCCTGACGATAAGCTGCAAAGTTTTGTGGTGTATTAAACTTTAACTCAAACAAACTGCTGTCAATATTGATGCCTTGATTGTTTAACCAAAGTTTAAATTCTAGATCAAATGTTTCTACAATGTTTGATTGTAAGCGTTTGCAGTATTCATTGAAACGCAGTTCTTGAATATAGGCTGTACCTACTTTGCCGTCAGCAATGGTGTTAGCAGCTTCATCGATGCCTGTTGGCAGGTAAGCCGCTGGAATTCTTAAAGCACGGAATAACTTGTTGGTAAAGTAGCGCAGGTCAGTGATTTCACCTAGGTTAGTACCGCCCGGTAGTGTTTCAACTTTTGATCCACGACCTTCTGCTGTCTGTGGGAAAAAATAGTCTTCCGATACTGACAACGGGTTATAACTTGCGTCAACCATATTCTGTCCACCACCCGTCGATGAAGGAATGCGGCGCTGATGAATTTCGTTTTTGACACGTTCTACAAAGCTCATGGCCATGTGTGCTGGCATGTTACCTACATCAACATAGAAAATTCTGCGCTCAGGAGCACGTTGAATACGATAGATAATAATCGCATCTTCTAACAATTCTTTCTGCTTGTAGACTTTGAATACTGATTCTAGTAGACTGTTACCAAATGGATAGTTGTTGTCAAGGCCTTCACTTAGACTGATGTGTACAACGTTTTTAGCATCAACTGTAACTTCGTTAGTTTGATTATGAAACCGTGTACCGGGAGGTTGTGATGCTGCACCTACCATTCCTCGGCCTTGACTTCCGCCTGATGTATAAGAACTTGTGCCGCTAGGAGCGGTGTTCATTGTGCCGTGTGGTGTAACTGCCACTAGATTTTTAAAATTAAAATTAATGTCACGGATAACATATTGTTCAGGAATCTTACCTTCACTTTCGTTTACAATAATTTTTGTAACTTTGGCTGCATCAACATACAACCATTTTTGTGTTTCTGGATCTCTAACAAAAAAGCAGTCACCGTATTTGAATGTATTACGAATAATACGGAAAATTCTTGTTTCAAATTGTTGTTGTTTAGTCCACTTTTGCAGACTTTCTTTAATCAGTTTAACTTCTGTAGCAGTTGGTTGGCCTCGAAAGAATGTGTGGAATGGTGTTGCATTTTCTTTGTCTTTTTGTGTACAAAATTCTGCTAGAATGTCTAGAGCAGCATTAACTTCTGAATCCATATCCATTGTATCGTATTGCATATATCTCTCAACACGATTGGGTGCCCCTGCATAAACATCAGGTAAAAAACTTGAATAGTTTGTTCTAGCTGGTCCAGGACGACCGCCAGAACCTATAGGACTTGATGTTTGTCTTCTTTCAATGTCTACAGGTGTGAAGTACTTTTTCCAGCTCATCGTTTTTCCAAATTATGCAAATAGGTCGCCACTTAGACCGCTTTGTACGCTTAATTGTTTTTCATTTAGATCAGCAGTTCTCTTATTGATAGCAATTAATTCACGTAATGCTGTATTTAAGTCAGTTGCCTCTCCACCGGGACTGTTTTGACCCGCAGGACCGTTCATAGCCATTATTTCTTCTTTTCTAAGTTGCTCTCTGTTAGCTGCCTGTTGACGTTCTAGTTCTATTTTTTCTTGCGCTTCTTTTTCTTTTTGAGCAATAATTTCGGTTTTTGGAGTTTCGGCTCCGGCTAGAATTCTATCTGGTCCACGCTTTTCAGCAGCAACTACTCCAGTAAGCATAGGCATAATACCTTTCTTAACTAGATCTTGAAAAGCAATAGTAGTTGGAATTATACCATCTTTGATCAGAATCTGCATGGCAAACTGAGGAGTTTGAACTTCACCTGCGGCTGGAGTAGTTGCTGTTGTAGGCGTTGTTGTAGCAGGTTTTGCTAGTCTAGGATCATCTTTCATACCTGGACCTCTACCACCTGCATCAACTCCAGTAGGTGTTGCTGTTGCTGTTGCCGGACCTCCAGGTGCTCCGGCAATGGCCTGAATCTGTCCAGAACTGGCAAACTTATCTACCTTTCCAGAAAGTTCTTGGCCGATAGCTCCTTTCTTGCGAATGTCGCCTCCAGCAATCTGACTGGTAGCTAACAAGTTAGCCTGATCTTGAGTCATGTTCTTAGTATCAATGCCTAGTCCACTGGCCATCCTAGCCTGCCCTTTCTTCATATACCAGGCACTTACTTCGGCAGCTACAGCAGGATCATTTACCAAATCTGGATTATCTACTAGACGATTGTCTCCGTAGATAGCCTTAGATGCTGCGGCATAATTTGATTTACCTGTAAGTTGAATAAATCCTCTACCACGATATTTCCAACCATCGCCGGCCTCTGTGTTACCCATTTGCTGACCCATTTTAGTATCTTTACCGTACATCATTTCACCCATCTTAGTTGGGTCTTTCTTGATAGTATCTAGTTCTTGATCTGTTTTTCCAGCGGCTCTTGATCCAAAAATTTTCTTAATTCTTTCATTGCTGGTATTGGAGTAGTCCATATTTTCACTGATAGACTTACCACCAGTTTCTTTCATAACGTTACCTAGTGTAGCAGCAATATACTTAGGATCGTTTAGTCCTTGTTTTTGTAGTGCGGCTTTGACAAGTTCTAAATTCTTCTGTACATCTTGATTAATAGCCGGTACAGTTCCTTGAGCTCTTGCTCCGGCCGCTGCCGCTGCACCTGTTGGGGCTTCACCTCCCGGCTTGCCTTCTGCAACTTTAGTAGGACCAGGATCCTTTCCTGCCTTGGCTAGGTCCATTCGTTTTTTAGCTTCGTCTACAGCTTCTTGAGTTTTAGTTTGTCTTTCTTGTGCAGCTTTATTTCTTTTTTCTGCTTCTACAAGTCTAGCTTCGGCGGCTTTCTTTTCTTCAGCTGATCCAGAAGCCATAGCCTTGTTACGTGCTTCCATTGCTTTAGAGTATTCATCGCTAGCCATTTTCATTTCGCTGCGAGCTTTTTCTTTATCGTCTAGAGCTTTAGCTTCTTGAGTAAACGCCGACTTCTGTTGTGCAGAGAAAGTTTTCAACATCTGAATAGGACTTGACATGTCAACAGTTGGACCTTGTTCAGCTTCCTTCTTGGCATCTTCTGCATCTTTTTCTCGTTTTTCTTTTGCACCGACAGCATCTAATTCAGCTCGTTTCTTGCGATCAATAGCATCTTGTTCACGTTTGGCTTTTCTAGCTTCTCTTTCTTCTTGACGTTTAGCTGCTTTGGTCTGCTCCTCTGTTTGATCACCTAAGGCTGCTTTTTCATTTGCTGCTTTTTCTGCTGCTGCTTTTTCTTCTGCTGCTTTGTCTGCGGCGCGATTATCTGACATACGTTTGCCCATGTCATCAGTAAGCTGATTTCTTTTTTCACTTTCTTTGGCTAATGATTCATCAACTCCTTGAATGGCCTCATTGAAATCTCCTCGCATACCAGGAATCTTATTCAACAAACTTAATACACCCTTCATAGCACCTAAAAATACTGATTTAATTAGACTGCCAATGAAACTAGCAGCATCACCCAAAACTTTGAAATCAACTCCTAGTTTTTTTCCTACAAAGGCCAAGGTTCCCAAAACTGCAATTATAGACAATATAGGAAAATTTATAGCTAAAAAAGAAGCGGCAGCTAACGCAACCTTTACAGCCATGAATGCCAATTTAGCTGTAGCAGTTACTACACCTAGAACAAAACTGCCAATAGGCATCAAGGTGGTTAACATGGCTGCACCAAAAGCCATGACCTTGCCTACTAGAACTGTACCCATAATAACACCAAAGCCTATTAATACCGCCTGTAAATTGTCTTCAATAAAATCACTGATGGTGTACAATACCTCTTCAAATATTCCTAGTCCTTCTGTGCCTGCATCGGCTACATCTAAGAAGTTGAATAAAGATCCAACAACACTGCTAACAATCTCATAGGCCTGTTCAAAAATTGGAATTACTGCGGTCTGCATCCAATTTCCTAAGATCTCAAATGCAGGTACTACAGTGTTACCAATAAACTCACCCAAGGTCTTAAATGCTGGCACTAGGATACTTACTAACACAGGAGTAATAGCACTTATGGCCTGTGAAAATACATTGAACAATGGCAGTATCACAGATGTGGTAAACCCCGCCAAGGCTTCGAATGATTTCATCAGACTGTCAAACATTCCGCTGTTAGCCAGTGCCATTTGAAAACTATTTGAAAATTCTGCAAGACGTTGTTTAGCTTTGGTTAAGTTTTCTGCAAGATTAGCTTTTTCTGTGGCCTTTGCCTGTTCTCCAATAGCCTGACTGTATCCATCTACTTTTTGTGCAGCAAGATTAGCTCCGCCAACATAGGTTTTATTAAACTCTTCGTCATACATAGCTCTAGCCTTATCACGCTTGACAGCTTCTTTAGCTTCAAGAATAGCACTGTTCTTTGCCTGATTAAGACTATCTTGATTAATTCTTCCTCCAGCCTGAATTGTACGACCAAATTCCATGGTGCGTTGTGCCACACCTGGCA